TGCGCGTCGTACGCCTGGTGACACCCGAGGCCGCCCTTCATGTCCGAGCAGAGCGGGACGATCGCGTCGGGGTCGTCGAAGCCGGGGCCACCGAGGGAGCGGTCCCAGGTGTGCGCGGCGTCCAGGCGCTCCGGTCCCCCGAGCCCGCAGACGCGGCAGACGCCCTCGCGCTCGACCTTCTGGCGGGCGGCGTTCACGGGCGCGCGGCCTCCAGCTCGCGGGCGACGCGGCGGGCCTTCGCGAGGACGTTCTTCGACGCGCGCCAGTCGCTCGCGGTCTTCGGCGCCGCGACCGGCGGCCCGCCCGCCTCGTGGCGGTAGACGAGGTGCCGCTTCGACCGCACGAGCACGAAGCCGAGGTCGACGAGCTGGCCGTGGAGGGCCTTCGCTTCGCGGTTCATAGGTGCGCCTCCAGCGCTCGCGTGAGGCGGCCCCGGACGTCCTGGAAGTCGACCCCACGGAGGGGCATCGGGAGGCCCAGGACAACGGCCGCCAAGTCATAGATGTTGCCGCCCATCGCGCCCTTGCCGGGGAGCGGCGGACAGCCGTAGCACGCCCAGACCGTCCCGTCGCACTTCAGGGACGGCTCCTTCTCCTTCCCGCCGCCGTGGAACGGGCAGCACGCCCAGCCTCGGGCGTCGACCGTCCGGCGCGTCATCGCCGGGACGTACGTCGTCGCCGGGATGCGGCGGAGCGGGTCCTGGTGGTCGAGGTTGACGGCGAGGTCCGTCCGGCGCGCGAGGTGCGCGGGCTGGCGAAGGCGATCCAGCCATGCCTCGGGGAGGTCGGCCACGGGAACGTCGCCGGGCGCGAGGTCCCAGGTGTAGCGGCGGCCGTTCGGGTGGACGCTAGGCGGCGCGACGATGTACGCCTCGTCCTGGAGGTCGAGGCCGGGCGCGGGCTTTGGCACGAGCGGGTAGCCGGGGTGCCGGAAGAGGTAGTGCGCTCCCCCGCCGCCCGTCTCGGCGCACACCGTCTCGGGGAGGCGGCCGAGCTGGCGCTCCGCCGCGTGGACGGAGTCGTCGCCGCCGTGGCGCGGGTCGACGTCGAGGATCACGAGCCCCGACGTCCCGCCGACGAGGGCGACGTTCGCCTGGGGCGCGCGGCGCCACCACTGGAGCACGGTCACGAGGTCGGACGTCGCGCTGTGGCGGCCGTTCGGGGCGAGGTCGCCGAGCGGCCTCTTCGTGCCGGGCCAGAGCGGGAAGACCTTCCAACCCCGGTCCGCGTAGTCGAGCGCGGCGTTCCGGAGGGCGCGGGTCACGCGAGCCCGACGGCCAGGGCCGCCCACGTCCAGGCGACGAAGTTCCCGCCGATCAGCGCTGCGGCGGCGTACTCCATGAACAACTCGCGGCGGGTCACGACCGGCTCCCGTACAGGCGGCCGAACGTCTCGCGGTACACCGATCGCAGCTCGTTTCCGACCTCGACCGGGACGACCTCGACGGCGCGGCGGAGCGCGGCGCCGAGCGCGGCGGCCTTCGCGTTCGCCTCGGTCAACTCGTCGGCGAGCCGGGCGGCGCGCTCGGTCGCGTCCGGGTCGAGCCTCAGCTCCAGGGCCGCCGGGAGCGGGTCGGCTACCGGGTGCCAGCGTTCATATACGACTCGGTCCCGGGTGACGACGAAGAGGTGGTCGGGCGTCGTCGAGCCCGGCCGGGCTTCCTGCCGGACGTACAGCATCGGCCCCTCGGGTCCTTCCCAGACTTGGCCCGAGGCGGGTGTCCTGTTCGCGGTCACGGCGGGCAGGGTGCCGACCGCCTAGGACAGATTCCGGACAGGGCCGCCCCTCGCGCGGGCGCGCGGGCGCGAGCGGTTTCGCGCGTCCCTGAGCCAGTCTTTTTAGGAGCGCTTCGCTCCCAAACCCTTTGAGAACGAAGCGGGTTCTACGAACCCGCTTCGGTTGGTTGAAGACTGTTGGAGGGCGAGTCGAAGTAGAACGAGGGCCAGGTGCGCGAGCGCGCCTCCGTCCTGGGTTGTCCGCATCATGTCCGGACGACTACTTGACAGGCCCGACGGCACACGTTGTATACTCTCGGGCAGAGAGCGCAACCCCACCCCACCCGAGGACAAGCAACATGATTGACAACTACACCCGCCCAACCGAGCCGAAGACGACCAACCGCGAGGAGTGGCTGAAGCGGGCGTCGGACCTCCTCGTCGGCCGCGTCATCGCCGCCGGTGGCGAGGCCCCGAAGAAGCTGCGCGTCTCGTGCGGCTGGCCCTCCCGCAACGCCCTGGCGACCGCCTCGTCCACTCGCCGCACGCTCGGCCAGGCGTGGTACAGCTCGGCGTCCGAGGACGGCGCCCGCGAAATCTTCATCAGCCCCGCACTGGCCGAGGAGTGCCGAGTCCTCGACGTCCTCCTCCACGAGCTGATCCACGCTTGCCTCCCGAAGGACGCGGGCCACGGTCCGGCCTTCCAGGCGATCATGCGCCAGGTCGGCCTCGCCGGGAAGCCGACGGCGACCGTCGCGTCCGACGAGCTGCTGGAGGAGCTGCGCGTCCTGGCGCACGAGCTGGGCCGCTACCCGCATGAGAAGCTGGACCTGGAGCCCGGCCCGAGGAAGCCGGGCCGCATGGTCAAGGGCTCGTGCCCTGACTGCGGGACCATCTTGTACGGGTCGCGTACGGCCTGGGACAACGCGCTCCCGGAGTGCGGCGTCTGCGGCACGCCCTACACCGTCGAGCCCTCCCCTGAGCAGGCCGCCCATTGGGGTCTCGCCCCGGCCGACGAGGTCGAGCCCCTGGAGAACGTCTCGACGACCGTCGAGCTGAAGACGACGGATGGCCGCTTCACGCTTCGCTCGACGAAGGTCGGCAAGCGCGAGGGCTCGTGGCTCGTGACCGACCATCAGGCCGTCGAGGTCGCCGCGCGCCGGGTCATGCAGACCGACGAGAATCCGCTCGGGGTCCTCGTCACGGAGTACGCCGAGCGCTGGACGGCGCGCGCCGACCGCGCTGACGCCCTCGGGTTCATCGCCGCCCTTCGCTCGGGCGCCCTGACCTGGGACGACGTCGCCGACGAGGCCGACGAGGACGACTTCGAGGACGAGGACGTCGACCTCGACGACGAGGACGTCTGGGGCAAGCTGGGCGAGTGGGACGACGACCCCGACGGCGACCACCTCGGCGAGGACGAGGACGAGGAGCCGGACTACGAGGACGGCCACATCGCCCCCGACGAGGAGGCCGAGTACGAGCGGCTGACCGCGTACCGCGAGGAGGCCGGGCGCCGGACGTCGGAGAAGATCGCGAGCGGCGACGAGGAGGCGATGGACTAGTGGAACGCCCATCGACCGGGCCGGGGTGAGCCCGGCCGCGCAGCACCCCCGGAGGCCCGCCAGCGTGCGGGCCTCCCCCGTTTAGACGCCCTCGACGGGGCCTGTCCGGTTTCCGTCCGACAGGTGTCCTATTCTTGCTAGCGTCGCAGAAGGTCCACTGAACTTCGGGCGGGCGAGTGAAGGCCCTCGGGCCGGACCCCCGCCAACCCCTTCGGTCGCGCCGCCCCGGCACGCCGAGCACTCCCCGCCATCCGGCCCGCCCGGTGCCCGGGGCGGCCTACTGCGCCGATCGAAGCGGCCCCCAGGGTTCCGAGCTGAGGCTCGCGGTCCTGGGGGCCGTCCCCGTCTTCGAGGGAGGCCCCCATGAATCGCCGCTACCCGTCCCCGTCCCCGGTGCCCGGCGAGGAGCTGGACGCCGAGCGCGCCTACGCCGTCGCTGAGCGCGAGGGCAAGCTCCTGAACGATCGCCTCTGCGCGGAGTGCCCCGACCCGGGCCTCTGCGGCGCCGAGCGCTCGTGCGTGCCCGAGGGCCGTTCATGGTGACGTCGCTCCTTACGTTCCCGGCCCGCGCCACGTTGCGCGCTGTCGCCGCCTTGGTCTCGACGGAGCCCGTCCCGACGATCCTCTTCGGCGCCGCCGAGGACATGGACTACGAGCCGACGCCGCACCCCGGGACGCCGACCGCGAATCCGGCCGAGCCGATGCGGCTCGCCGAGTTGCGCGCGTTCATGGACGAGGCGACGGCCGCCCAGCCGTTCCGGCCGCTCCGGGGTTGCCTGTGAGCGCCTGGGACGACGCCCTCGCGAAGGTCGAGCGCTCCTATGGCAAGGGCACGATCATGCGCCTCGGCGACGACGCCCGCGTGGCCGTCGAGCGGATCAGCTCTCAGTCGATCGCGCTCGACCGCGCCCTGGGCGACGGCTACCCCCGTGGCCGCATCGTCGAGGTCTTCGGCCCCGAGTCCTCGGGGAAGACGACGCTCCTCCTGCACCTGATCGCCGAGGCCCAGGCCCGCGAGCTTGGCAAGGTCGCGTTCATCGACGCCGAGCACGCGCTCGACCCGGTGTACGCCGCCGCGATCGGCGTCCGCGTGGACGACCTCTTCGTGTCCCAGCCCGACTACGGCGAGCAGGCCCTCCAGATCGCGGACGACCTGATCGACTCCGGGGAGGCCGCGATCGTGTGCGTCGACTCCGTCGCCGCGCTCACGCCGAGGGCTGAGCTGGACGGCGACATGGGCGATCAGTCCGTGGGCCTTCAGGCCCGCATGATGGGCCAGGCGATGCGGAAGCTCGCCGCGAAGACGGACCGTACGAAGACGCTCCTCGTCTTCACGAATCAGCTCCGCGAGAAGGTCGGCGTCATGTTCGGCTCGCCCGAGACGACGCCCGGCGGCCGAGCGCTCCCGTTCTACGCCTCCCAGCGCCTCCGCGTGAGCCGCGTCGAGACGAAGAAGGACGGCGGCGAGGCCGTCGCCAACCGCGTGAAGGTCGTCGTGAAGAAGAACAAGGTCGCTCCGCCGTTCCGCGAGGCGTTCTTTGACGTCGACTTCGGGCGCGGGATCAGCCGTGAGGGCGAGCTGATCGACTACGGCGTGGAGGCCGGGGTCGTGAAGAAGTCCGGCTCGTTCTTCGCCTACGGCGACGAGCGCCTGGCCCAGGGCCGCGAGAACGCGAAGGCTCGCCTCCTCGCAGAACCCGACCTCCGCGACGCGCTCGACCGCGACGTCCGCGCCGCCCTCGCGCTGGGGACAGCCGCGTGATCGCCGCCCTTGCGCTCCTCGCGCTCGCCGCCGCGCTGATCGCTGGCGGTTGGCCGCCGACGCCGCCGACCGGCGCCGTCCCCGTTTAGACACCCCTCGACTCCCCGGGAGGCAACCGTGGACCGTATGACCTTCGGCTCCCCGAGCGCGCCGCGCTCGACCGAGACGAGCCGCCAGCGCGCCCAGCGCATCGCCCTGAGCCGCCGCGCCGAGCGCAACCCCGAGCCCCGGCCCGAGCGCATGGAGCCCCCGGCTCGCGTGAGCCGGTCCGGCCTGACCCTGACGCACGGCGCCTTCCGGGGCGCCGACTACGGCCAGGTCTGCGCGTTCCTCGGGCTGCGCCCGTCGAAGCCCCACGAGGACGCGAGCGGCAACGACCGCCGCCGTCGTCGCAGGGGCCGGTAGTCGTGACGGCCGAGCACCTGGCCGCCCTCCAGGAGGGCCGCGCTCGCAAGGCCGAGCGGGACGCCGAGGAGAGGGCCGCCCGTCGAGCGGCGTACTCCGCGTGGGTGAAGCGCGACGCCGTCCGCTGGCGTCAGCTCCGTGACGCCCGCGAGGACGGCGACGCCCAGCGGGAGGCCCGCATCCGCGCCGACATGCGCGCGGACCCGATGCCGCCTAGTCGCTAGTCCTACATCTTCGGCCGCTGGCCGAAGCCCCGGCGGGAGGGGTTGCCCGCGCTGGCCCGCACCTTCGGCCGCCGACGCCTCCCCGGCGCCGCCCAGCGCGGACGTTTTCCCCTCTCCCGAAAGGACCCCAACATGGCCGTGATCGCCCGTCAGGTCGACGTGCCCCCGACGACGGTCGTCGACCTGTCCGTAGTGCTCGCCGACCTCGATTACGACGAGTCTGGCAAAGACTCGTACTTCCTCTCCAATGAGGGGACCGTGGACGTCGAGCTGGGCGGCCTCGACGTCGCGACGGTGGGTCACTCGATCCGAACCCTGAAGGTCGGGCGCGCGCTCGGCCTCGACGTGCGGCAGGGCTCCGCCCTCTGCCTCTACGTCCGCACCGGCTCGACTCACGCCGTCGTGGACGTCCTCCGCTCCTACTAGCCCCGAGGTCCCGAATGCCTCCCGCTGTCTCCTCCCTCCTATCTCGGTCGCTCCCGATCGTCACGGGCGCCGACCACCTCACGCGCACCCGCATCGGACTGAGCGCCGCCATGATGGGGATTGCCGACTTCCCGATCGTGTGCGTCGGCAACTCCACGACGTACGGCATCGGCGTGGACGGCACGTCGAACAACCCGGCCGACGAAATGGCGCTGCACTTCCCGCAGAGCTGGCCGTCCGCCCTACGGAAGCGTCTCGCGTCCGTCTACGGTGACACCGGGTACGGCGGCTTCGCGCCGGATGCGACGTTCATCACGTCCGGCGGCGGCGCCTCGACGAGCACGAACGCCCCGTCCCTCCTGCGGCATAACCGCCTCCTCAACTCCTCGTCGAAGACGCTCACGTTCACCGTCCCGGCGGGTCATACCCGGGTCGTCGTGACCCAGGCGAACCTTCCGGGCGACACGTCCGCGACATGGTCGCGCGCTGGCACGGGACAGGGCGCGATTGCGACCCTGACCGGTACCGAGGTCCCGATCCGCACGACGTTGACCGTCGCCGCTGGCGAGCAGATCGTCATTTCGGGACCCGCCTCCGGGCAGACCTACATCACGGCCGTGAGCCTGCGGACCGGCACGACCGGCGCCGTCGTTCATCGTGTCGGCCAGCCCGGCTACACGACCGGCGACATCTTCGGCGGCCTGACCTCGGCGGGCACCGGCACGCTCCAGCTCAGCTCGGGACTGACCGGCGGTCCGGCCGGTATGTCCTTCCAGGAGCGCGCCGCCCGCGCGCACTGGCGCTCGTTCATCCCGGTCGGCGGCCCCGGTCTCCTGATCCTCTCCATGCGGATCAACGACCAGACCCAGCAGGCGGGCGCCGCGAGCATCTTCTCCGGGGTCACGATCGACAAGTTCACGACCTGGAATCAGTCGCTCGCGAATTGGGCGACCGCCGACGGCGTTGACGTCCTGTTCCTCGGTGAGCCGCGCTCCGTGAACGCGAACTACGGGGCGGGCGTCCCGACGGAGAACGAGTACAACGCCGCGCTGAAGGCGATCGCCGCGAGCACGCCGCACGTCGCCCACGCCGACCTCGGCGACCTGTTCGGCACGCCGGGCACGACCGCCGAGGCGACCGCGTATCAGGCGGCGATGGAAGCGGCGGGCCTCAACGTCGCGAACAGCGTCCACATGAAGGGCGCCGGTTACGCCGAGTGGGGCCGGTACGCCCATCGCGTGCTCGACTCGATCGTTCCCGTCGGCGTCTAGCCCCAGCCCCTCACGACCTCTGGAGGTCCCCTCGTGACGCTCGTCCAGAACGTCTCTCATGCTCCCGTCGATGACACCGACGGGACGCCGATCGGCGTCGGCGATCAGGTCGACGTCGACACGTCGAATCCGTATTACGCCGAACTTCTCAGCGAAGGCGTTCTGCGGATCGTCGGCGCCGTGACGCCCGGCCTGCCGGTGTCGCTCCCGGGCCGCCCGCTGCGCGTCATCGCGTCCCAGGCCCAGCCGAGCGCATCCGCTGGCCCGGTCCTGTGGGTCCACATCGACGATCAGAACACCTTCCTCGCGCTGAAGGTGGTCGTCGACTAGATGACCACCGTCACGACGCTGTCGGGTCCCCACCTGTCGCCTGACGCGACGTGGGGCGCGACGGCGTCCCTCGACTGCAAGGGGAGCGGCCATGTCGTCGCGGCCGTGACCCTCACGGCGAACTGTGCGCTGACCGTCTCGAATATGCCGGTCGGCGCCCGCGCCGTACTCGTCCTGACTCAGGACGCGACCGGCTCGCGGACCCTGGCGCTGACCCCGACGCCGAAGACCCCGGGCGGCCTGGGCCTCGACCTGTCCTCCACGCCGGGCGCGATCGACGTCCTGACCCTCGTCAAGGCCCCGGACGGGACGCTCCTCGCGTTCCCGTCCGGCGGCAACATGAGTTAGCTCGATGGCAAGCGTCTCGACGTTGGTCGACGACTTCGCCGGGTCCGCGCTCGGCGCCCCGTGGGTGCGGACCGGGGTGTCTCCGGAGACGGTCGCGGGCGGCCAGCTCAGCCTCCCTTGCACGAGTTCGTACTCGGGCGTCCAGTCCGTTGCGACGTACGACCTCACGAACAGCGAGTGCGTCCTCCGGTGGTCGAGCGCGCCCGCCGCCGGGAACGGTGGCACCGAGGCGTCCTTCGAGCTGACCCTGGACGCCAATAACTCGGTGCGGATCGAGCAGAACGCGGGCGGCCTGTGGGCCATGTACCAGGTCGCCGGTGTCACCACGTACGACGACATTTCGTCGGGCTACAACTTCGGCTCGCCGAACGACTCAACATGGTGGCGCATCCGCCACGCCGCCGGGCATCTGTTCTTCGACACGTCGGTTGACGGCGTGCGCTGGACGAACCGCGCGAGCAAGGCGACACCGTTCGCGATCACGGCCCTGAAGGTCACCCTTTGGTGCGGGTACTACGGCACGGAGACGACGCCCGGCCCGTTCGTCGTCGAGGCCGTCAACCCGACGAGCCGCACCGCTCGCCCTCGTGCCCTCGACGTCGGCGCGGAGTGGAACGGTGACCTCCTGTCCTCGTGGGCGAATCAGTCCGCGTACGCCGGGACGACACCGGACGCCTTCGGCGACCGCTGTACCCAGGTCACGGTCGACGGCCGGAACGCGCTCGCGATGAAGTGCAAGAACACCGACGTCTTCCCGCTCACCCCGAACACGTCGCCCCGCGCGCAGCTCGTCTCCTCACTGGCGATGATCGACCCCGGCGAGGTGTACCGCGTCCAGGTCGAAATGAAGGTGCCGACCGGCGCCTTCTCGGCGTTCTCCGGGAGCGGCAACTGGCTTCAGTTCGTCCAGTGGGCGTACGGCCGCCCGTTCGCCGGAAGCCCGGCCCTGCGGATCATCACCCGCGACGGCGCGAACATCGGCGTCCAGGAACAGGACGCGACGATGCGCTGGTCGACCGCGATCCCGTGGGACACCTGGATGACGTTCGTCATGACCTACAAGCTGCACCCCGGCGAGCACGGGTGGTACGAGCTGAAGTACGGCACCGCTGGCGTGAACGGCCCGCTGTCGATCATCGTCCCGCGTCGCAAGTGGACGACTCAGTACGCGAGCCACAACGCGGGCACGAATCAGCTCTACATCAACACCTACATGAGCGCGACGACGCCGCTCTCGACGGTCGGCCCCGTCTACTTCGCGAACTGCCGCGTCAAGCGGCTTCAGGAGAAGCGGGCCGCCGTCCTCGCCTAAGTACGGAAGGCGGCGGCCACGAGTGCCGCCGCCCCCCTTCTGAGAGCGCAACCCCGGACCCCTCCGGGGAAGCGCCCTGGAGGGTACCGCGTCTAAACGGGGAGGCCCGATGCGAGCACCGCGAACCTGTGCCTTCGATGGGTGCCCCGAGGTCGCGGCCGATCGCGGCTACTGCCCGGCGCACCGGCGGACGTCGCCTCGGTCCCCTAGCTCGACCGTCACGGGGACGAACCGCTGGCGGTCCCTGAAGCGTCGCCTCCTGAAGCCTGGGGACGCCTGCCACTACTGCGGTAGGGAGGCGGTCACGCTCGACCATGTCCTCCCGGTGTCCCAGAGGCCCGACCTCGCGTACGAGCCGACGAACCTCGTCCCCTCGTGCGAGCCCTGCAATCTCCGGAAGGGAGGCCGCCTTGCGTGAGTGTCCGCTCTGCCTCCACGCCCTCGACGGGGACGGCTGCACGGTCTGTGACCTCAGCTTTGTTCCGGCTACCCCGAGGGCCGTGGCCGCCGCGATCTTCGCCTGTCCCCGGTGCATCGACGTCCCCGACGACGAGCCCGGCCCCTGCGAGGGGTGCCCGAATGCGTGACTTCACTCCCGAGGGCGTCGACACGCCGGACGTCTTCGACGAGCCGCTGGGCGGCTTCAAGCTCTGGCGCTGCGACGGCCCTACTGGCGAGGGGTGCGGTCAGCTCCTCTTCTGGGCGCCGGACGGTTGCCCCTCGTGCGGCCAGGACACGCCGACCGAGGTCGGGGGTGTCGGCGACGCTCAGCCCGACCCGTGCCCCGACTGCCACGGGACGGGCGTCGGCGAGCTGGCCGAGTGGCATGGGGTCCCGATGGTCATGGTCTGCGACACCTGCGCCGGGACCGGCATCCACACCGATGACGAGGAGGACTAGGGCATGGACGCGAATCCGTTCCCCGAGGGCACCTTCGCCCACGAGCTGCGCGAGCTGAAGCTGAACCTCCGTGCCCTGGGGTGGGAGGTCATGCTCGCCCTGCATGAGGGGACGGCCTTCACGCTGGCCGCCCTCATGGAGCTGGCGCTCGTGATCGTCCTCGCCGTGGCCCCGCCGTGCTGATCCGCCACTACCGGGGGAAGCGCCAGCGCGGCTACTCCTACGCCCTGTACCACCCCTCCACGGGGGTCGTCTGGATACGGGGGTGGACGCTACCGCGCGAGCCCATCACGACGACCGATCCGTTCTAGGCATGGCGCACGGTGCTTACTCCCACGGTGCTCTACCTGGGGCACGGCCGAACGGCCTCACGATCACGGTGCACCCCACTGTCCAGAACTACGGACACACGAGCGCTCCCTGTCCCCGCTGTGAGAGGGGAAGACGAGGAGGGCTCCTCTGCCCGACGTGCGGAGGACACGGGGCCATCGTCGTTCCACTGCCCGCGCGCCTCGCGCTGAGCTGACCCCACCCCAGGGGGGCAACCCCCTTCGAGGGGGAGCGACGCCGCGCAGGGGGGCGGATTTTCCCCTGTACGGGTTGGAGGGGTCCCCTAGGGCGATCCCCCGGCCCCGTCGCGAGGAGGCCCGGAGCGGCCCCTGGCGGCCCCGTAGCGGCCCTCCGGGGGCCTGACACGCCCCGTCCCCTTCCTGTCCTGCCCGCGCCGCGAGCCGGGCTCTAACGAGCTGGCCCGGTCCAGCCGTCTTCCGCCCGCCGAGGAGGTGAGCGCCATGCCCGGCCCCACGCCGAAGGACCCGACGCTCCGCGCCCGGCGGAACAAGACGGCGACCGCCGCGAGGCTGTCGCTCGTGCCGCCCGTCGAGGGCGAGGAGCCCGAGGTCGAGGCGATGCGCGCGTCCCTCCCGCCCCGCCGCGTCGAGGAGAAGCGCGACGATGGCTCGGTCGTCGTCGTCGAGGCCGAGTGGCACGAGCGCGCCGTCGCGCTGTGGGAGGAGCTGTGGACCTCGCCGATGCGCGGCGAGTATCTGGACGCCGACGTCGAGGGCCTGTACGTCCTCGTCGCGATGACGGACGCCTTCTGGCGCCGTCTGGAGTCCGGCCAGGTGTCCGGCGCAAACGAGCTGGGGAAGGAGCTGCGGCTCCAGCGTCAGCAGTACGGCCTTGACCCGATCGCGCGCCGTCGCCTCCAGTGGGAGGTCGATCGCGGCGACGAGGCCGAGGAGCGCCGCCGGAAGCGGAACCGCCCGCGCCCCGCCGAGGGCGACAGCGCCGCGAAGCCCGACCCGCGCGCCCTCCTCGGCGCCGACGACTAGCCGCGCTCGATCCGCGCGATGCGCTCGGCGACGTAGTCGTCCCGGCCGAGGCCCCTCGACTCCAGGCGCCGCAGGAGCGGCCCGTTCCAAATGATCGTCTCGACCACGGCCCCATCGACGATCAGGTCCGTGAGGCGCCGGATGACCGGCACCTGACCGGCGCGTGTGGAGCCGTTGCTCGTGGTGCGGTCGACGACGGAGACGACGGGGCGGGAAGCGGTCATGCCGCTGAGTATACACCGTTCACGGTAGGCCGCAACCCCGGGAGGTCGCATGGCCGTTCTCATGGTCCCCCGGCTCGACCCGCCGGGAGAGGAGTTCCCGACGCTCGGCCCCCAGGTCGTCGACTTCATGGAGGACTTCCTCGTCTTCGGTCCCGGCGACGTCAGGGGCCAGCCGTACCGCCTCGACGACGAGAAGCGCGCGGTCATCTACCGCCTCTACGAGGTCTACCCCCAGGACCACCCGCGCGCCGGGCGCCGCCGCTTCAAGCGCGGCGGCCTGAGCGTCCGGAAGGGCTGGGCGAAGACCGAGCTAGGCGCCGCCATCGCGGCGTGCGAGCTGCACCCCGACGCGCCGGTCCGGTGCGACGGATTCGACGCCTACGGCGAGCCCGTCGGCGTCGGCGTGAGCGACCCGTATATCCCGATGGTCGCCTTCACGGAGGAGCAGTCCGAGGAGCTGGCGTACGGCGCCCTCCTCGTCATGCTGGGGGAGGGGCCGCTGGCCGACGACTTCGACCTCGGCGTGGAGCGCGTGCTCGTGAAGGGCGCGAACGGCAAGGCCGCCGGGAAGGCCGTCGCGCTGGCCGCCGCGCCTAACTCGCGCGACGGCGCCCGGACGACCTTCCAGCTCTTCGACGAGACGCATCGCCAGGATTCCGACCGGCTCCGCCACGCGCATCAGACGATGCTCCAGAACCTCCCGAAGCGAAAGGCGGCCGACGCCTGGAGCCTGGAGGTCACGACGAGCTACGAGCCCGGTAAGGACTCGATCGCCGAGCGCACGCACAACTACGCGAAGCTGATCGAGAAGGGCGAGGTCGAGGAGCCGTCGCTCTTCTTCTACCACCGGTACGCGAGCGACCGGCACGACCTCGACACCCGCGAGGGCCGCGTGGCGGCCGTCCTGGAGGCGTCCGGCCCCGCCGCCGCCCATACCGACGTCGACTACGTCGTGGGCCTCTCGTACGACCCGGACAACGACCTGGCGTATTGGGAGCGGGTGTGGCTGAACCGCGAGGTCGCCTCCTCCAGTCAGGTCTACTCAGTGACCCGCTTCGACGAGCTGGCCGAGGTGGGCTGGAAACCCTCGCCCGGCGCCCCGATCACGCTCGGCTTCGACGGCTCGCGGTCACGCGACTGGACGGGCCTCGTCGGGACTTGCGTCGCGACGGGTCGTCAGTTCGTCGTCGGCGCCTGGGGCGTCCCGCGCCAGAAGGACGGGAAGCCGGTCCCGGGCTACGAGATTCCCGGCGACGAGGTCGACGAGGTAGTGGCAGGCGCGTTTAGACGCTGGGACGTCCTGCGGATGAAGGCGGACCCGTATTGGTGGGAGAGCTACGTCTCGGCGTGGGTCGGCCGCCACGGCACGGTCCGCATCGGCAAGGCCCGCCAGCGTCGCCGCCACCCGCGCGTCTTCGCGTTCCATACGAACGTCGTCCGGCCGATGGCGCTCGCCGTCCGCGCGCATGTCAATGCCATTGTGTCGGGCGAGTGCAAGAACGACGGTGACAAGCGCCTCCGGGCGCACATCGCGAACGCCCGCCGCGAAGACCTGAGCCTCCTCGACGAGGACGGCCGCCCCATGTTCCGGATGCGGAAGGACCGCCCGGACTCGCCGAACGCGATCGACCTCGCGATGGCGGCGTGCCTGTCCTGGGACGGCTACCGCGACGTGATCGGCCTCGGCGCCGAGGCGTCGGGCAGCTCGCGCACCTTGCACGTCTACTGATCCGAAGGGAGGGCCGCTCGTGCCCGACATGATGGCCGTGCTCGACGCGGCTAACGAGCCCGTGGGCTCCCCGAAGTGGTGGCTCGCGTACCTCAACGCGCGCATGGAGGCCGAGCGTCGCGAGCTGGACCTGTACGACTCGTACTACGAGGGCGACCATCCGCTCTTCTTCGCGACGCCGAAGTTCCGCGAGGCGTTCGGCGACCTCTTCGAGGAGTTCGCGGACAACTGGTGCGAGGTCGTCGTGGACGCAAAGGCCGAGCGCCTGGCCGTCGAGGGCTTCCGCCTGAAGCCCGACGACGACTCCGAGCCCGAGGACTCCGACGAGGCCGCCTGGGACCTCTGGCAGCGCAACGGCCTGGACGCCTACTCCTCGGCCGCGATGCTGGAGGCCGTCAAGCTGAAGCGGTCGGCGATCATCGTCGAGCCCGGCCAGGAGTTCGCCCGGATCACGGTCGAGCACCCGACCCAGGTCTACGTCCATCACGACCCGGGCGACCGGCGCCGCGTCCTCGCGGCGATCAAGAAGTGGCAGGACGACGACGGCACGCTCTACGCGACCGTCTACCGCCCCGAGGGCGCCTACCGCTGGCGGTCGAAGAAGCCCGCGACGTCGATTCTCGGCACGACCTCCGAGTGGGTTCCGCGCGACGATTCGGTGAGTTTCGTCGACTACTTCCGTGTCTTCGGCGGCCTCGTGCCGGTCGTCGGCCTGGAGAACGACCCGAGCCTCCTGCGCGGTGGCCGGTCGGACCTGAAGAAGGTCATCCCGCTACAGAACGCGATCAACAAACTGGCGACGGACCTCGTCGTCGCGTCCGAGTTCACGGCGTTCCGCCAGCGCCTCCTCTCGGGCGTCGAGGTGCCCCGGTACCCCGAGGGCCACCCCCAGGCCGGGGAGCCGATGAACGAGGCTTTTGTGGCCGCCGTCTCGCGCCTCCTCGTGACCGAGGAGCCCGACGCCCGCGCGCAGGAGTGGGGCGCCTCGGACCTCACGTTGTACGTGAAGGCCGTTGAGATGTTCGTCCAGCACGTCGCGGCCCAGACGCGCACCCCGCCGCACTACCTCATGGGGACTGTTGTCAACGCCTCGGGCGACGCCCTGAAGGCGGCGGAGACGGGCCTCGTGTCGAAGGTGCGCGGCACCTCGCGCTACATGGGGCAGAGCTGGGAGTCGGTGATCCGCCTCGGCTTCCTCGCCTCTCCCGGCCAGGAGAAGAAGGCCGGGGCGAAGGCGATCGAGACGCTTTGGCGCAACCCGGAGAACCGCTCCGAGGCCGAGGTGGCCGACGCCGCCCTGAAGCTCAAGGAGCTGGAGGTCCCGGTCGAGGCCCTGTGGGAGCGCATCGGCGCCAGCGCGACCGAGCGCACCCGCTGGGCGGAGCTGCGCCAGAAGGCCCTCGCCGAGGCGATGGCGGCGGCCCTCGCTGGGACCGGCCCCGAGGACCAGGGCCTCCCGAACGAGACGCCACGGGCGGCCTCGACGGGCGTGACCGGCGGCGGGTCCGGTGCCTAGTACGCCCCAGGCGTACCGGCTCACCGACACCTACCGCTCGAACCTCCTCGACCTCCGGGCACGGACGGCGCACCTCGCCGCCTCCGCCTGGATGGCCCTCTCCCTTCGGGACCTCGACGCGAGCTACGGCCGCTGGCGGTCCCTCGTGGGCGCGGCGGTCGAGGGCGTGAAGCGGCAGGGCGTGACCCTGTCGGACGCCTACCTCGCGACGTACGTCGCCGCCGAGCTGGGGACCCACCCTCAGCTCCAGGGGCTCGACCCCTCCCCCTTCGTGGACACGGTCGACGGCCGGTCCCTCGCCGACGCCCTGACGCCGCCGCTCTTCACCGTGAAGCGCGCGCTGGCCGAGGGGCGCCAGGACGCCCTCCGCCTTGGGCTGGTGCGCGCGACGCGCGTCGTCTCCGAGGAGGTGCTGGACGCCCCGCGTCGTGCGCTGGGCGACCTCATGGCGAACGAGGACCGGGTCGACGGCTGGAAGCGCGTCATTGGTGCGAACCCCTGCGGGGCGTGCCTCGCGCAGGCCGACGGCCGCGTCCACGACCCGACCGACGCCTTCCATCGGCACGGTCACTGTCGGTGTGTCCGCGAGCCCGTCGTTCGCGGCGTCCCCGACACCTTCCGGCGGCCCACGGGCCGCGAGTTCTTCGACGGCCTCTCCCCCGAGGATCAGGCCGCGCTCTTCCACGGGCGCGGCGGGGCCGAGA